TAAAATATTTTGAGTATTTTTATCATTTTTCAATGTAGTTAATTTATTTTTTAAAATGTTATCTATACCCACTTTTTTATTTCCATATTGTGAAAGTGCCATTGTTTTTCCACATTGTTGAAATGCAAAAATATATGGTTCCTGTAAAAGATTACCAGTTACATGAGAATAAGAATGTCCTAAACCATCTGAAGTAACTTTTATTTTTTTAAAATCATTATTGTATAAAGATTCAGATTCAAGATTATTAGTTTCTTCAACAAGGGACCCTGCTCCATCTATGACGACATAGTTTTTATTATTTCCTAAAGTGGCTTTACTACAATAGGCATGATATAAATGATGATGTCTAGTTTTGTCATTTATGTAAAATTTAAATTCTGTTTCTTTTTTTGTTAAATTAAATCTTTTTAGAAAGTTCGTCCAAAATATTTCATGAAATATATGTTCTTGACCCCTTACATTTAAATCAGTAATTAAAACTATATCAAATTTTATATTCAAAGAACTTAAATAATAAAAAAAATTAGAGCATGTAGTTTCTTGACCTTTTTGTCTATTAAATCTATCAAATTGACAATGAACTAATAACTCATTATCTTTAGCTATTGAAAAAGCTCCATCATGACCGATGTGTGTAGAAAATATATACATTTATTTTATAAACATTTGCACGGATACTCGTGGCACGATTGGACTTAATACAGGATTAACTTTATGTTGAAGTGGAGATTTTATTATTACTAAAGAATTACCTACTACCGGTATGTAACCATGACCATTTTCACTTGTAAACATAAATTCTCCACCAAACTGAGTATTCCATCTATTATTAATATAGTATGTTGCTCCATATAGCCAACTGCTATCATCATGCCAATTAATACCTGCTCCTTTTTCCATATAATGAATATTAGCAGTAATATCTTTAATATCTTTTAATTGATAAAATTGATTGTGATGAGTTAAAGTCTTTAATTTTTCAAATGGTGGGTAATTTGATACACCTACTCTTTTTGGAGGGATTATATTATTTATTAATTTTTCTGACCATACACTTTTAGAGGTATGTAAATTTATATTTTTACGTTCTTTAAATATAGAATTATGAATACCTTTATAAATAGAATAGTTTAAAAAATTTTGTATGTAATAAAGTTTATCAGGAATTGAATATACTAATTTCATTTGATTCTATGCTTTAAATCTGATATTTTATGGTCAAAGGACATTATATTGTATCTTTCATTCTTTTAAAAACTAATATATAACACAATTATGGCCTTAAAAAAAGTAGATTTTGCACCTGGTTTTAACAAACAAAGCGTACCCTCAGCCCTCCCTGGAAAATGGGTAGATGGTGATTTTGTGCGTTTCAGATATACTGCTCCTGAAAAAATAGGAGGATGGGAACAACTAACTGCTGCATCTAAAACTTTACCTGGGGCAGCTAGAGCACAATTAGCTTGGACTTCACTAGCTGGTGAAAAATACGCTGCTATTGGTACCTCTCAAGGTTTATTTTTATATTATGGTAATGACTTTTATGACATTACTCCATTAGATACAGCAATTACTGGATGTACCTTAACAACTGTTAATGGTTCAAATGTTTTACAAGTAAATAAAGGATCACATGGTTTAGAGGTTGGAAGATATGTAACTCTATCAGGAGTGACTGTTACTGGAGCATCAGATTACACCGCAGCAGAATTAGAAAAAGTTTATGAAATTTTAACAGTAGCAAATGTAGATAAGTTTACAGTTCAAGCTGTAAGAGCTGAAGGAGGAACAGGCATGACTGCAGCAGGTGCAGCAACTGTTAATCCATACGTTGAAGTTGGACCCACTACTCAAACAACGGGTTATGGGTGGGGAACATCTTCTTGGGGAGCTGAAACTTGGGGCACTGAAAGATCTACAAGTAGTGTAATCTTAGACCCAGGAAATTGGAGTCTTGATAATTTTGGTCAAGTTCTTGTTGCAACTATATTTAACGGGAAAACTTTTACTTGGAACGCTGGAGCAGCAAGTCCAAGAGCCAATAGAGCCTCTTTAACCACATCGGGTGTTCCAACCAGCAACAACCCTACAGCTAGTCGATTTACTTTAGTCTCTGATCGAGATAGACACTTATTTCATTTTGGAACTGAAACAACTATTGGTGACTCTACAACACAAGATCCAATGTTTGTAAGATTTTCTAACCAAGAAGATTTAAATACTTATCTACCTACCGCTACCAATACTGCAGGTACCTTTAGATTAGATACAGGTAATGAAATACGAGCAGCACTTCAAGGTAAGGATTATGTATTTGTACTAACTGATCTTGCTGCATATGTAATTCAATTTGTGGGTCCACCATTTACATTTAGTGTTAGACAAGTCGGCACTAATTGTGGATGTATTGGACAACATGCAGCTTCATATGTCAATGGAGCTATATATTGGATGTCTAATGAAGGTGGTTTTTTTGCGTATGATGGTACAGTTAAAGCTCTACCTTGTTTAGTAGAAGACTTTGTTTTTACAACACAAAACGGAGATTTAGGTCTTAACTTTAACGCATCTGATGTAATTTTTTCTTCACCCAATTCTTTATATACAGAAGTAAATTGGTTTTATCCAAAAGATGGATCTACTCAAATTGATAGATGCGTAACATATAATTATCAAGAAAGAGTTTGGACTACCTCTTCTTTAGATAGAACTACTTACCAAGATCAAGGAGTCTTTAATAAACCTTATGCAACAGATTATGAAAGCACAACTACTCCAGTCTTTCCAGATATTTTGGGTATAACCAGTAAGTATGGCGCAAGTATTTACTATGCTCATGAAACAGGAAACGATCAAGTTAATAGTTCTGGAAGAACTTCAATTAATGCCTTTATTAGATCCGGAGATTTTGATATTGATGATGGTGAAATATTTATGTCGATGAGAAGATTTATGCCAGATTATAAATTTTTAGTAGGTAACTCTAAGGTAACTTTATTTATATCTGATTACCCCTCTGAAGATCAAACAGGATCGCCTTTAGGTCCTTTTACAATAACAACCTCTACTGAAAAAGTAGATACTAGAGCTCGAGGAAGACTACTATCTTTAAAAATAGAGAATGATGCTGCAGGTGAAACCTGGCGTTATGGCAGTTTTAGAATGGACGCTCAACCAGACGGAAGGAGATAACATGCCACTTACTACAAAAGGTAAAAAAATAATGAAATCTATGAAGAATAGATATGGTAAGAAAAAAGGTAAGACTGTATTTTATGCTTCAAAGAATAAAGGCAAAATAAAAGGTGTAGATAAAACTAAAAAATAATGGCTAAATTAACTAACTATATACCTGAACCAGGACAAGAATATGACGTCGAAAATCAAAGACAAATTATTGAGTCTATGACTACAATGAAACAACAACTTAATTTTTCTTTTCAACAAGATTTAAAAAACGAACAAGATACATTTAATTATTTTTTATCATGACAATACAATATAAAAGCGAAGTATTTGATCTAACTACAACTAATTTAACTACAGTTTTAACTATATCTGTGTCGGCAGTAGCTATTGTAAAAACTGTACAAGCTAGCCACCAGGATGCATCAAACGTAGATGCAGATTTATATTTAAAAAAATCTGGTGGTAGTGATGTAGAAGTAGGTCATGCGCAGCTTAATAAAAGTTCTACAAATATGATTGTAAATACCTTGAATTTAGAAGCAGGAGATGTTATAAAGATGCAAGCAGATACAGCAAATGAAGTAACAGGTGTTGTAAGTTACGCACTTATAAACAGAGAGAATGAAAACGGATAATATACATAAAATAGATTGCACAACATTAACAATTTATAGAAACACAAAAACAGGCGAAACGTCTAAAGAGAAAGTAGAGGGTCCTGACATTGTAACCGATGTTACAGTTCAAGTCTCACCGAAAGGATTGGATGTTTTCCAGAAAGTTATGAATGAAAATAAGAAACCAAAGCCCTAAAGGCGGAACTGAATTACAACTAGGTTTTCTACATCAATACGTAGATAAAAATTTATTAGATCAAGTACAAATTTGTACTAGCGTACCGGGTAAAGTACCCTTAGATCCTAATAAACTTAATGTACTTTGGCAAAAAAATTCTTACGATCAACCTAATTTATATCCGTGGTTTAAAAATAAAGCTAATCATCACAAATATGATTGGTATGTTTTTAATTCTCATTGGAATTATGAAAAATTTAGAATGATGTTTGGTATCCCTACTGAAAAATGTGTGGTT